TGAGCAGCTTCCGAAGAAACCACTCAAACTCTGGTGTTGCAATTGTCGATCGGTCGTCGACGAGATTGCAAACATTAGATGTGGTAATTGGCCTGTTGCAGAAAGGTACTGCAGGCTTTCAGCTCAGCTTCAGAAAACAAATGAAGCGACTTCCAGATCGAAAAACTCGAGATTCTTTTACTCGAGACTACGGTCATTGGAGTCATGATGCTGAGAGCCAGGCGCTCAAATGGGTCCTCAGGACGGTTTACGAGGATACCCAAGACCAAAGACGCACCCCTCGTGCGCCACGCAAACGGACTGTGCCCCCGATTGCGTTGCCAGCTTGGATTCCGGCTGGGTTGCTCGCTGACTTGCGTTCGCAGATACTTCCTTCTGTTCACGCCTTTTTTCTCCAGTCATGCGAGCATTGGGGAAGTGACCTTCTGCTTTCTGGTTACTTCTCCGGCGCCGTAATGTTATGGCGCGGACTGTGCGAAACTCTCGCGGATGCGAAGCTTCTGGATCCGGTCGATGGTGTCGATACCGAAAGGTTTCTTCACAACGATTGGTTCTGCTTCCTCGGTCACCACCTTGGTGACCCGAATTCTAGCATCGCCTATGCGAAGTGGTGGACAACGAATTTGTTCGCACAGTCCCTTCACCAAGAATGTGAGCCTAAGAGAGAAGAATGGGCTTGGTTGCCGCTGCCTGGTGGCCGTCTGAGAAGACGTGTTATCCGCAGCATGCTCCAAGTAGCGAACAAGAACAAGTTTTTCCACCTGTTTAGTTCCATCCAACAGCTGAAACGCGACCTTCCTGCTGTGAGCGAGAGCTTCGTACACGATGCTCTTCGCAAACACAAGAAGGCGATGCTTCGGCCGCCGGGTGCCATGAATCTCGGTCTCACTCTCGAAACTGGACCAGTCCCGCCTAGTCCCCAATCTCCGATGAGCGAGGAGTGGTGCATGTGGCAACCTACCACACCTGCACTGTTTCTCGAGGAGGCGCGAAAGCGCTTTCAGTCTATCCTCGGTAATTGGCGACCTGGCCATGATGTGTTCTCGTTGAGACAACCTAGTCCTGCTGCGTGCTTTGAACGCACACGCATGAGTGAAGGTGCAGCTGGCTCCGTTTCCGAAAAGGATTACGGGGTCTACTGCGACCGCACTCAAGCGGAGCGTAGCGCTGGGAAGTCCTACTTGACATATCATCGGGAACCTGACCTTCTCGCAATGTCATATCATCCACACACCGGCGTGAAGACGACCTACGGCTTTGCTTTCCCTCGATTCGGAGAGTTTCTTAAAACTACCGATGAGAGCCTTCGTGAGCGGATCGGAAACATGTTTCCTTCCAATCCTGAGGGCACTTATTCGAGGCTGCATTGCCGTGTGGCGTCAGTTCTGGAGCCTGCAAAGGTCCGAACAGTAACTGCTGGTGAGTCTGACCCCTACTGGATAGCTGGGATGTATCAAAAGTCGCTTCATAGCTACCTAAGATCAATCCCGCAATTCAGCTTGTGTGGCCAGCCTCTGGAGAAATGGCATTTGAATTTCCTTGATCGTCTTTCTAATCAGCGTGGTTGGACGCAGGACACCTCCTCTGACGGTAAACCGACAGTGTGGGTCTCCGGCGACTACTCTGCTGCCACTGACAAACTCGATATCCGCCTTACTGAAGTCTGCCAAGAAGTCTGCCAAGAGCAGCTCTACAGACGACTCAGTAGTGCACATTCTGAGAGGTCGCTTCAGCGGCTTCGACGGGTGCTTGATTCGAGCATTAGGGGCCATGTTGTTCATTATCCGAAGCATCTCGCCGCGGAGGATGAATTGGAACATCGGTCTCTTATGTCTAGGTATGAAAAGTTGGTCAAGAAACGAGAAGGTCTTCTCGAGGACACTGCTGAGAGAAAGCAGGTTGATGAAAAAGTCGCGAGACTCTGGAATGAAATTGTGGAAACTCCGTGGCTGCACATGCCGGCTATTCAAGCCAATGGGCAGCTCATGGGTTCTCTCCTCAGTTTCCCTATCCTCTGTCTCGTCAACTTTGTGGTTACATGGATGGCAATTTGTCCCACCGAATGCGACTTCCGGCAAGTTCCGGTTCTCGTAAACGGTGACGATATTTTGTTTCGATCCCCTTTGGAGTTAGTGAGCCGCTGGTATGAGCATACTGCGAATGCTGGCTTCGAACGTTCCATTGGGAAGAATTTTGTCCATCGTAAGGCCATATTCATCAATTCGCAGCCTTGGATAGTCGTGCGGAGGCCCGATTGGGAGGTCGATTTCAAGAAATCAGACTTCTTCAATGTAGGTCTCTTACACGGCCAATCTAAGGTTGCTAAAGTCTCAGCAGTACCTGGTTCAGACCATTTGCGTCCAATCTACTCGCTTCAACCTGAGGCAGTCGAAGGTGCACGGAATCAAGTTCGCGCCGTTCGGCGCTTTCATTCGATCCATCGTGAGCATCTCCGACTAGCGAGTGCAAATGGCTTCTTCTCTTTCACTGCACCTAGCTGTTACCTCGGTCTCGGCATGGTTGGTGATGGGAGGGAGCGCCTGACATGCGCGCAGCGATCCATCGCTGGCGCTATCCTTCATGCGGCTCAGAAAGGGCATCTTCGTGCTACAGATCCGAAGCTTTGGTCACGTACCTTCTTCTCTGTTGCGCAAGCCCGGCTGGATATGGGTGATTCGTGCTCGCTTCGTGCGATGTTCGACCTCAGTCCCGCTCAAGGCCGTGATGTTGGGCGTATTTCTTCTGAAACAAACGTTCCTGACCGGTTTCCCTCGGTCAAAGGTTACACTGTGCTCTATAGTGTTGAAAGACGTGAGTTCCAGAAAATGGCTGTTCCATCCGATCTAGATAATCCATTCTGGACCGGTAAGGATAGCGAAGCATATGGGTATGGTTCTGATGTGATGTTTTGCAACTCAGGACCACTTCGCGAGCGCCTTTTGAAGAAGGGTGCAGCTGACTTTAAGCCTCTGCGAAAGCAGATGCTCGAAGTCGGCTTCACCTTTCTTCATGCGCCAGCCAAACCAGAGCAGCAGGCAACAGCTGCTTTAGTGGACAACCCGGAAGGGTTCGTTCTTCGACAGACCTCTTCGCCAGGGCTTAGAGCATATGCTCCTCGCTTCTTGGTTAGTGATGATCAATGGTTCGAAGACGACGGCCGGTTCGATGATCGCGAAAATTGCGATCTCGAGGTGTGATCGTACTGCTTTAGAGTCGACTCCGTTGGAGAATCGACGTTGACGCGTTGGTGTGGAATTGCTGCTGGGTGATTTTGAGTAAGGTTCTCCTGCC